CCTTTAGGGGACGGCGAAAAACTTCGTGGGTTTCGCTTTCATAGAATCATTATTGACGAGTTTGCTCTGATGCCTGAAAGAATCTATAACGAGGTCATTATTCCCTTTTTATCTGTTGTTGAAAACCCAACACAACGAGATGAGCTTTTTAAACTGGAGACCCGCTTAATGGAAGAAAAAAAAATGAAAGAAGGGGATAGGCATATTTGGCCTAACAACAAGCTTATAGCTTTGTCCTCTGCTTCTTATAAGTTCGAATATCTTTATAAGCTTTATCAACAGTTTGAGTTTTTGATATCAGCCGAAAAGCAAAAAGATAACGCGTCGCGATGTGTTATGCAATATAGTTACGATTGCGCTCCCCCGCAGCTGTATGATCAAAATTTGCTTCACCAAGCTAAAGCCACCATGAGTCAGTCTCAATTCGAACGAGAGTTTGGTGCTATTTTCACGGATGATAGTTCGGGGTATTTTAAAACCAGTAAAATGGCACTATGCACAGTTTCTGACGGAGAGTCGCCTTGCGTAGAGGTTCAAGGAGACCCAAGTTCAGAATATATTTTGGCGTTCGATCCGTCGTGGTCGCAAACTGAAAGTTCGGATGATTTTGCAATNCAAATTTTAAAACTTCATGCNGAAGAGCAAAAAGCNACCTTGGTTCATGGTTACGCATTATCTGGAACTTCTTTGAAAAATCATATTGATTATTTTTTATTTTGTTTGGAAAATTTTAATATAATCTCTGTATGTGGAGACTACAACGGGGGGGTGCAGTTTTTGCAGGCCTGTAATGAAAGCGACACCTTTAAACAAAAAAATATTAAACTACAGACTATAGAGGTGGGCTTGGACAAGCCCGAAGAATACCAAAAAGGATTACAGTCTTATAAAAACCAGTACAACAAAAAGGATTACAAATATGTAACGTTACGCAAGCCCACGAGCCACTGGATCCGGCAAGCCAACGAATTATTACAGGCTAATTTTGACCACCGCCGCCTTTATTTCGCTAGCCGCGCCATTGATGACTCCTANACCAAACAAAAAAATAAAAGCATTCCCATACAGAATATTAAATTTTTACGCACAAAAGAGGAGACCAACCAAAACCCGGGAGCAAAAATGATTGATTTTATTGAGCATCAATCAGATATGATAGAATTAACAAAAAACGAATGCGCTCTTATTCAGATAACAACCACCTCCCAAGGGACTCAAACCTTTGATTTGCCCGCTAATCTGCGTCGGCAGACCGGGCCAGACAAAGCCCGCAAGGATTCTTATTCGGCTTTGGTTTTGGCTAACTGGATGGCCAAAGTCCATTTTGATTCTCTTAATGTACAACAGGAACATGTTATAGAAACATTCGTTCCAGAGTTTATAATGTAAAGAAAGTAACTTTCAAAGTCACTTCAATGACTTTAAGTGTAATTTATTTTTAACATGGCTGAAAAACGGAGATATACCAAAAGGTCCGATTATTGGAATAAGTTCAAGGAGCAGCAACAAAAATCCTTTGAGAATATGGCTCAAGGAAGCACTGGGGCATATCAGCCCCAGCTAATAGGTGAGTCTTTTTATAATTATGAGTCTGTGGCTTATTCTCGTTCAGGAGGGCCGACAAACAGCACTGGCACTCGGCGCAATAATATCGCCATTGCACCTAAGCTTTTTAAATATAGTAATATTAGAGCCGGAATGCTTCCGTACGAATATGGGCTTGATGGCGTAAATGTTCGGGATGCTATCGAATTAACTCAGAAGGCTTATGCCAATATAGCTGTTTTTAGAAATGCGGTTGATATGATGGCTGATTTTGCTAATTCTACATTGTATCTGGAAGGGGGCACCGTAAAGTCTAGAGCGTTTGTTAACGCTTGGTTGAAAAAAATTAAAATCTGGAGTTTAAAAGACCAGTTCTTTAGAGAGTTCTATCGAAGTGGGAATGTATTTTTATATACTATTGAAGGGAAAATCAATGTCGAGGATTTTTCTAAGGTGAGAAATTTTGGAATAACTTTAAAAACTAACAAACTACCTGTTAGATATATTCTGTTAAACCCTTTCGACGTTGTGGCCAAGCGCGCAACTTCATTTGATGTAGGTCTTTACGCAAAAGTCCTGAGCGAGTACGAAGCAGAAAGATTAAAAAATCCAAAGACTGACGAAGACAAGGAACTTTATGAGGCTCTTGACGTAGAAATCAAGCAAAAAATAAAAAACGATTCATGGTCATTAAGCGGTATGAGGGTGGATCTCGACCCCAAAAGGTTGAAGTATTCTTTTTATAAAAAGCAAGATTATGAACCGTTCGCCGTTCCTTTTGGCTTTCCTGTTTTAGACGATATAGAATTCAAGATGGAAATGAAAAAAATTGATCAATCCATCTGTCGTACTATAGAAAACGTAGTTCTTATGATCACAATGGGGACTACGCCTGACAAGGGAGGGGTAAATCCTCGAAACATAAGAGCCATGCAATCTCTTTTTCAAAATCAGAGCGTAGGGCGTATTCTGGTTAGCGATTACACTACCAAGGCTGAATTCATCATTCCCGATATCCAAAAGGTTATTGGGCCATCAAAGTACGAAGTGGTCAATCAGGATATCAAAGAAGGTTTACAAAATATAATTTTAAATCAAGAAAAATTTGCAAGCACTGAAATAAAAGCTCAAATGTTTTTGCAAAGATTAAAGGAGTCTAGGGATGCGTTTCTTAATAATTTTCTACAGCCAGAGATTAAACAAATCTGTAAAAACTACGGATTGAAAAATGCACCTCTTGCTAAATTCGAAACCATTGATCTTCAAGACCAAACCCAAGTGCAACGTACTATTACGCGTATGATGGAGCTGGGGATCCTTCCTCCAAGCGAAGGCATCAAAGTGATCGAAACGGGTGTTTTTCCCAATAATAAAGAGCTTGACGAGGCTCAAGAAAAATTTGTTGAAGACCGTCAAAAGGGTTATTACAACCCTATCGTTGGGGGAACACCTATGCCTATGACCTTCGAAGAAGATGAGGAAATAGAAGAGATTAGACACCCTGAAGGCGCAAAACTATTAGAAAAACGACGAGAATACGAAGACAAAAAGAACGCTGCTCGGAGTGCTGGGCGACCGGGAAGGCCGCCGGGAGCCAAAACCTTAGCGAAGACAACTTACTCTGTTACCGCGATTAAAAATATTGCTGATAAAACTAACGACCTATATAATTCATTAGCCACTGAAGCTAAAAAGGTTTTCAATAAAAAACGCCTCAGCAAGACCCAAAAAGAGATGCTAGAGAGGGTGTGCGAGTCTGTGGTGGTAGCTAAAGACAAAAAAGATTGGTTGGCAGTTGGGAAGGCCTGTGTCAAAGATCCTAATAAATTGATTAAATTAAATCCGATGAAACAAGTGTTAGAAATTAGCTCAGAACATGAGCTAGATGATTACGCTGCAGCTATTTTGCACCATAGTAGAAAAAATTCTCTCAATAAATAATTAGGTGTAATATTCATGAAGGATGTCGGATAGTTTTAAATATAAGACTCGTTACGAGTTCACGGTCCACGCAACGAGCGACATAGAAAACGACCTTAATATCAGTCAAGCCTCTTTAGAGAATTTACGCCCTTTAATACCGAAGTCTATCGATTTGGAGCGGAATATCGATTTGGTGGGAGCGGCTTTTAATGCGGCTGTTGTCAATAAATTCAATAAAAACGGAGACGGGATCAATTCAGAAACTGCTGTTGACTTAATCGATTACTTCGTTAATAAGCCCACAAATATTGAACATAAAAAGCAAAAGGTGGTGGGGCATATTGTCAACGCCGGGTTTGCCGACCTTGATAATAATAAGATTTTAGGCAATGCGGCGGCTCTTAGTACTAAAGATCCTTATTATATTTCATTAGCAGCAGTTATTTATAAGACTGTTAATAAGCAGTTTGCGGACGTTCTTTTGGATTCAAGTGATAAAGAAAGCGATTGCTTTAAGAAAATTTCTGCAAGCTGGGAATTGGGTTTTAATGATTTTGTGTTGGCTTTGGGTTCAAAGGACCTAAAGGACGCTGAAATTATCACTGACCCTACTCACATCAATGAAATGAAGCACTTTCTAAAAGCTTTTGAAGGGGCCGGGGCCTTAAACGACGGAACCCCCATTTACCGATTGGTAGTAGGAGATGTCTTTCCACTGGGCATTGGATTTACAACTAATCCGGCGGCGGACGTGAGCGGCTTAATAGTTCAAAAAAATATAGATTTAGAGGTGAACGACAAGCGCGACGCGACGATACCAGAAAATAATTTTAAAAATAATATTTTAAAAATTTCCCAAAAGGAAATTAATAATGTAAAAAATACTAATACTATGGATATTACAGAGTTCAAAACCGAGTTCGAGAAGGTTCTCGATTCGAAGTTAGCGGACAATGCGGAATTCACTCAGGAAGCTGTAGCCACTGTTGCTTCTCATGTTATCGATAAGATTCGTGAGAAGGATGCGGAGTTTCAGGCGGAAAGAGAGGCTGTTGAGGCTGCAAAGGCTCAGGCTGAGAAAGATGCAAGCGAGGCTAAATCTTCGATAGATGATCTTCAGACGAAGTTGGAAGAGGCTAATGAGAAAATTAACTCACTAGAATCTTCCATTAACGCTGCTGCGGCAGAACAGCTGTTCAATAGCCGAATGGAAGCTATCGACGAGCTTTACGACCTTTCTGACCAAGACCGTACGGTTCTGGCGAACGAAGTGAAGATTCTCGAGGCTTCCGACGAGGCTTTTGAAGGCTATCAATCTAAATTGGCTTCCCTTCTTCTACATAAGAGCAAAGCTTTTCAAGTGGAGCAGGAAAAACAATTTGAAGCAAAGGTTCAGGAAGAGCTTGAGAAGCGTTTAGCTACTACCTCACAAGAGGGTGTGGCTATTGCTACTGAGGCTGTTCCTCAAACCAATGAAACTGTAGAGGAAGTTGTGGAAAACGTTGAAGTTCCACATGCTAGCATCGCTAATAATAACGAAGCTTCTTCCACGGAAGAGTCCTTGTCGGATCAATTCAGGCGGGCCTTTAATACCGAAAACATTTCAATAACCTATTAAACAAATAAACTACTATGGCACTTAGATTATACCCATTTAGGCAATATAACGAGACGGATGTCATCAACCTGTTTGCAAATCAGGTGGTAGACGACAACCCGTCAACTGACGGCAACGGTAGCGCAGGCGTAATGGTAAAGGTATTGAGCGGTAATATGAACCAAGATACTTTCGATCTTATCGGAAGTGATTACTTGGGGAAAACCGATTACCCGTTCTTGGGTGCTGATAAGTACCCAACGGTTCCTTTACGATTTTCGGCTGCCACCACCGGAGCCCCGGTCTTAGGCGTCACTCTTAATCAGACGATTAAGAANGACGAGAATGGAGAAAAACTTCTCTACAANCCAGTCAAGAANGATGAANTACAGGCNGTTCTTAGCGGTCAGGCTTGCCCGGTCGCGACGAGGGGCTTGTTCACCTTTGACGAGTCAGCTTACGAACTTGTAGGCGNTTCTNTTGTTCCGGGTAACCTTGTTGGGATTTCTCCCGACAATCCGGGCAAATTGACCGGCTATNCTCGTGAGGGACTGGTTGATCTGACGGCTGCTCTTGTTGGTCACGTTTTGGCGACCGGCAATAGAACCTCTCAGAANGGTCAGGCGGATGTGTTTGCTGGTACGGGTACTGCACAGTACGCGTTAGTCCAGATAGACTGTAGCAGCTCATTGGATGTTGCNTAACCCTTAAANTAGAAAGGAATTAATATAATATAATGAAAATTACATTAAAAAGAACCGATGAGCAAGTGGAACTGGTGAAAGCAATGGCTTCTCGTAACAGAGAAACCGCTTACGCTGCTCAAATTGCGTTAGCCGAGTTTATTGGTCCGGTTTTGGCCGAGGTTATCAATAATGCTCCGACTATCAGCAATCTGTTCACCGCGTTAGAGTATAACGCAGACGACAATCCTTCTATTCCGTTGGATTTGTATTACGATGTTTTTGATGAGGATTACATTCGGGTCTACAGTCAATCTGTGGCCGGGGGTCTTCCGACCAACTACATTCAACCCACAGCCTCCGAATTGAAGTTCGCTACTTATAACTTGGATAGCGCGGTGTCTTTCGACAGAAAGTACGCTTCCCGCTCTAGACTTGATGTGATTGGTAAAACTTTTACTCGGGTGGCACAGGAAGTTCTCCTTAAACAGGAAAGAACATCCTCCAACCT